TTTGCTGCTTAGGTAGTATGAACCTACGTAAGTACAAGGAATTCTCGGCTGACCAAGAAACATTCGATCTGTTTGTAAGCGATTGTATCGCTTATCTGTGGGTTGTACTAGATTCGTTTATCCGTAACGGTCTGCAAGGTAGCGAGAAAGCACAGTTGAATGCTGGCTACTATCGGGACATTGGTCTGGGTACTATTGGTTTCCATAGTTACCTTCAGCACCTGAACATTCCGTTTGCCAGTCCGTTGGCTATTGCGCAGAACAAGAAAATCTTTGCTAACCTGAAGCGTGCAGGTGATAAAGCCAACATCGAGTTAGTACAAGAGTTCGGTGCATGCCCAGCTAGTATTGACGCTGGTACACCTCAACTGTGTACGCATTGGGCAGCCATTGCACCTAATGCAAGTACCAGTATCTTTGCTGACGCAAGCCCTGGGATTGAACAGTGGACAGCTAATGGTTTCATTAAGAAAACTGCTAGCGGTACTACGGTAGTCAAGAATCCTGAACTCGAAGCAGTACTAGAGGCACTAGGTAAGAACACCGAAGAAGTATGGACTAAGATCATCATTGATTATGGTTCTGTACGCGGTCTGGACTTCCTAGATGACTACACCAAATCTGTGTTTGCTACCGCGTATGAAACAGATCAACGCTGGGTAGTACAGCACGTCACTGATCGCCAACCTTACATCTGCCAATCTCAGTCGGTTAACTTGTATTTCCCACCTAAGACAAACTGGGAAGTATTTAACCGTGTACACTTTGAGGTGTGGCACAAGGGTGGTAAATCGCTCTATTATGCAAAAGGTCTGAACAGCCATACTACCTCTACAGGTACTAAGGTTGCAGAACTCGTGCAAGAATTCTCTACAGAGGAATGTTTAGCTTGCGCCAATTAGAGATTAACAAAGATCAGTTTATTCCCGAACACAGCCCAAACCAATGGGCTGTTGAGGTAACTGATAAACACATTGAAAACCGTTGGCTTCCTGAAGAAGTACCAATGGGCGACGATATTCGCAACTGGAAAGAAGATACAGAAGATTCCCGTAATCGTATTCGGGACATTATGCTGTTCTTCACACAGGCAGATGTAGAAGTTGAAAATACCTACATTGACGAATACATTCCGCAGTACAAGCATGACCTTGCTATCAAGTCTATGCTTACAGAGTTTGCTGCTGGCGAGAACATCCATGTGAAAGCATATAAGTTCTTGGTTAAAACATTAGGCATTGATGAGAGCATCTTCTCTGCTTGGATGGAAGATCAGAACCTGCTGAATATCCACGAAGTGTTGAACAAGTACAGTTGTACAGGTGGTGCTGCATCCCGATTCAAACGTATGGTTGCTGTTAGCCTGTTAGGTGAAGGTACTATGCTGTTCGGTATGTTTGCCCAGCTGTTGAACTACCAACGGTTCAACAAGTATAACGGTATGTGTACTATTGTTGCATGGAGTATTCGCGATGAGGATATGCACGTATCCGCTATTGCCCAACTGATCAAGACTGATAAGTCGTTTGCAACGTATGATGTAGAGACTAAGTACCAGTGGTTCAATGAAGTATGGCGCGAGCTGTTCCCGCTAGTAATCAACTTTGCTATGAAGTGTTTCGGTGAGCATAGTGAGTTCATGGGTATTACCCGGGAACAAATGGTGAACTTCCTGATCTACCAAGCAGCACGTCGTGTACGTCAAGCAAACATCAAAGATGATTTCATGGTAGATATGGTTAACCCCTTCCCGTGGTTTGATCAGATCGTAGGCGGTATTGAAGATGCTAACTTCTTTGAGCGTCGTCGCACTGCGTACTCCAAGAATAACCTTGTAGGTGAAGTTGTATACCCTACGTTCTTACTGGAGAGTCCGCGTGGTTAAGATTGCACCTCAAGAAGTACAGTACATTGACCACATGGGTTCGGATGTAAACATCGTTAATGCTGCCCGTGTATCCTTTGCTAAGGAAGTAAAAGAGTTCAATCTGGATACAGATACTCGACTGCTAAATTACCTAGCAAAGCATAATCACTGGAGTCCTTTTGCTCATACGTGCATTAGTGTACGCTGCAAGGTTCCACTGTTTGTTGCTCGTCAACTGGTCAAGCATCAAGTTGGTGGTAACTGGAACGAGGAGAGTCGCCGCTATATTGACATTGCACCAGACTTTTGGTTGCCAGACGTAGTACATACTCGACCTGTGAGTGCTAAACAGGGAAGTGGTGATGTACACCCACTGTCGGAGCAGATTATTGACGGTATGTATAACCACTCTATGCTATGTTTATCTGAATACAATAAACTGTTGACGCTAGATGTTGCACCGGAAGAAGCACGTATCGTATTACCCCTGAACACAATGACTAACTTTATTTGGACTGGCTCTCTGTTGTTCTTCCGCCGTGTTATTGAACAACGAGAAGATGCTCATGCCCAATTAGCAGCACAAGAGTTTGCTGCAAAGCTTAAGGATGTAGTCAAACCTATTTATCAACACGGCTACAAAGCATTGGAGGTCAAATGACCAAGCCCATTGACTTAGGCACTGCCGAAACCTCGCCACATTACAATAAGCTAGGTAAGCAACAGCCTATCCTTGTAATGCTGCGTGAGCTAACACACGAAGAGTTCCGTGGTTTCCTTAAAGGTAATCACATCAAGTACACTCAACGTGCTGGCCTTAAAGAAGGTACAAACGATCAAGCTAAAGCAGATCAGTATTTGAAATGGTTAAACGAGCATGATGCATTCCGTTGCATCAGTATCGGAAATAGTACGTACACTAAGGAATCTGCCTAACATGGATTTACTGAACAAGCAAATCGAACTAGAAAAGAAAGCTACCAACGAAGGTGTACTTCGTGGTATTGAATTAACCTTGCAAGCATTCAAACAGAATCGTGCAAGTGATACCAGTATTGGTCGCCGTATTGTAAGTCGTGCTTATGAGGAAACTCTACCGCTTGTTCAGGAAATGTTAGCGTGTAAAGCACGAGGATATGGTGGTAAATACCGTGCCCTTATGCGTCGCATCAAACCAGAAATCCTAACTGTAATCACATGGCGCACAGTTATCCAAGGTTGCGCTAACCCTGACCCAGTACTGATGCAGGACGTACTACGAACTCTCGGTAAAGCTGTAGAAACTGAAGCTATCGTTGACATACTAACGGACTTGAATCCGTACTATGTTGATAAAGTTCAGACACAGATTACCGGCGAGCACTCAACTTCTGTCCACCACATCCAGCGTAAGTTCCGCACCGGTGCTAAAGACTTAGGGTTAGAGATTGAACCTTGGACGCCAGAGGAACGGGTAGGCGTAGCTAACCTGTTAATCAAGTGCGCTTATGAATGTGGCTTGTTCCAATGGGTAGAACTCAACAGTGGTAAGGGTAGTCCTTATCATGAGATTCAACCATCGGAAGAACTGGCCAAGCATTTAGTAGAGGCTGTGGAGGCGAGTACAGCAATGATTCGCTTTCCGCCTATGCTCGTACCACCTAGACCTTGGATTAACTTCTATCAAGGTGGTTATTTGTCTGATGAGCTATCTGTATACGCTCCACTGATGACACTGCGCAATATGCCTATGCGTCATCGTAAATGGGTACTGAATGAACTAAACAACCCACGTTGCCAAGAAGCACTAGATGCTGCTAACAAAGCACAAGCTGTACCATACCGAGTAAACAAAGATGTCCTGTCTGTAGTACGTAAAGCAATGGCACACCCTAGAGGTATTCTAGGGTTGCCCGCACATAACGGTACACCACAGCCCGACTTCCCTTTACCTGCTGAGTGGGTGAAGAAGGAAGCAACTACAGAAGAACTAGAACTGTTTACCCAATGGAAACGCAATATGAAAGATTGGTACACTGCTGAACATAAACGCAATGGTATCAAGATTGGTATTGCTACACGACTTAGTACTCTAGCAGAGTTTGCTGATGTAGATCAGATGTACTTCCCTACATTCCTTGACTGGCGCGGTAGACTGTACTTCCGCAGTTCTATTCACCCGCAAAGCCACGATGCTATTAAAGGTTGCCTTGAGTTCGCTGAAGGTAAACGCTTAGGTTACGCTGGTTTATTCTGGCTTAAGGTACACGTAGCTAACTGCTGTGGGTACGATAAGATGCTACCTGAACTTAAAGTCAAGTGGGTCGATGAAAACTGGGTGTTCATTCGTGATTATGTTAATGACCCGCTGTTTGCCGAGTGCCCTGAACCATCTACAGCATTCACCTTGTTACAAGCTGGTCTAGCTCTACAAGAAGCATTGGATATGGACAACCCAGAGGATTACATTTGCCATGTACCGGTAGCTATGGATGCTACTTGTAGTGGTTTGCAGCACTTCTCTGCAATGTTCCGTGATGCTATTGGTGGACGCTTTACTAATTTGTATTATGAAGGTGCTGAGCAGAAAGCAGATATCTACAAGCATGTAGCTAGTATTGCTATGCCGATGATTAAGGACATGACGGATGATGTTGTATTGTTAGACTACTGGAAAGATAAAGACATTCCACGTAGCATGGCAAAGCGACCTGTTATGACTTATGTGTATGGTAGTACTCTGCAAAGTACCCTAGAGTACGTAGCCGATGATCTGAAAAGTAGTGGTCATCCTCGATACGAAGAGTACTCTTGGCACGCTATTGCTGTCCCAGTAGGTAAAGCATTACGTAAAGCGGTAGAGTTGACTGTACCAGCAGCTGCGGAAGGTATGAAGTACCTACAAAATATTGTACGGTGTACTGATAAACCTATGCGCTGGTACTCACCTGTAGGTGTTCCTGTAGTTAACTGGACAGAGAAGCATGAGGTAACTCAAGTAAAAGTGTTATCTATGGGTGTCAACAACATGAGTGTACGCAAGGGTAAAGGGGAATACGACCGTAATTCTTCGGTATCTAGCATTTCGCCTAACTTTGTGCATAGCTTGGATAGCGCACATCTATGTAAAACTATTAATGCTTTCAATGGTAGTATTGTACCAATTCATGACTCGTTTGCTACACACCCTAGCGATGTAGATCAGATGCATCGTATCCTACGTAGTACATTTGTAGAGATGTACAGTCAGGACATTCCAGCACTGTTATTGGAACTACTTGTACCCACTAAAGAATTACCGGTACGTCCTATAGATGGTACTTTGGATATCACAAAAGTAGAAAATTCACCGTTTATGTTCTGTTAAAATCATGGGTATCTTTGCATTCGTGTGAAGATACCCATTTTTGTTCGTAGAAAATTTAAGTTCCTACGTATCCATGGAGATTGTATATATGTCCAATAGTCCCCCAATATTTACAAGACAACAAATAGCATATCTTAACAGTGTATTCCCTGAAGAAACTACTAGTGTAGATACTAATGTACTACTACATACTGCTGGTAAGAGAACTGTAGTAAAACATATAGAATCCATAGTAGAACGCTTAGAGGTTGAAGATAATGCTATACTACGCAGCCTCAGAGGAGAACGATAGCTATGGGTTTAAAGATTAAGAAGTTACTGAATAGTGTAACACTAGGTATCATCCCCGGTTTAGGTGACGATTCAGTAGCTAAGGCATTGCAAGCACAAAACGATGCAATGATTGCAGCTCAGACTGCACAGTTAGATCAGATCAAACAGAAGAATTTGTTAGACGCTAGTAATACAGCAGCTAATATTGCAGATGTAACTACCGGTGATACATTGACTGTAGCAGAGAACATTAAGAAGCGTAAGCAAGCACAAGGTTCAGTAAGTTCCAGTTTAGGATTAGTATGAACACTACTATAGAAGCACTATGGCGAGAGTACTACGACGATAAGCTAATTAGCGATTGTGAAAAGTATGCGCTATGGACTATGCCTAGTCTATTCCCTATGCGCTGGATGCGAGCAGCTAATCAGAATGGTAACATTCCAGTAGAACACGATTATCAATCTGTAGGTGCAATGCTAGTTAACGGTGCTGCTCCTAAGATTACTAGCTTACTGTTCCCTGTACGACAACCTTTCTTCCGAGTAGACCTTAACGAAAAGACTAAGGCTGACTTCCAAGAAAAGGTTGGGGAAATGGATATGAAAGCGTTCAGTTCTGATATTGAACGTAAAGCATGTCTACAAATGTTTAAGAATGCATCGTACTCTGTATTACAGCGATTTGTATCTCTGTTAATTGTTACAGGTAATGCATTGCTGTACCGTACACCAGATCAAAAGATGATTGCGTATTCCCTGCATAACTATGTAGTGAAGCGTGATGGTGCAGGTACAGTAATGTGCATTGTGTTACGGGAGTACGTTGCGTTCAGTACACTACCAATGAACATCCAGCACCAGATTGGCGCCAATAAACAATACAAGCCTGATGATGAAGTTACGCTGTACACAAAAGTAGAGCGCGCTATGCTGAAGGGTAAGGTTGTGTATGAAGCAACTCAAGAGATTGCAGGTAATGCTGTAGGTGGTAAGGATGTGTATCCTGAGAACCTCTGTCCTTATATCCCTGCGTACTGGGAAATTGCTAATGGTGATTCTTATGGTAGTGGTCAAGTTAAAAAGTTTGCTGGTGATTTTGCTAAGCTATCGGACCTCAGTAAAGCTCTGACTTTCTACGAACTAGAAGCATGTAGTGTTATCAATCTGGTAAAGCCAGGCGCTACCACAGATATGCAAGCACTGAATAATGCTACTGTAGGTTCATATGTCCAAGGTAATCCGCAAGACATTGCAAAACATGAGTCCGGTGAATACCAAAAGATTCAGCAGATCACTAATAGCTTGAACATCATCTTCCAACGATTGGCTCCTGTATTTATGTACAAGGCTAACGTGCGGGATGCTGAGCGAGTTACACAAGCAGAAATTCGTCAAGGTGCAGAAGAAGTAGATAACCTAATGGGTGGTGTCTACTCTGCGCTAAGTACACAGATTCATTCTCGGTTAGCTTTCTTAGGTACAAAGGAATCCTTTCCTGAACTAGAAGCCACACTGAGTAGTGGTGGATTAGAGTTTGAAGTTCTAGTAGGTCTTGCAGCATTAGGGCGTAGTGCAGAGCTTAATATGCTTACACAAGCTGCCCAAGTAGTAAGTGCTATTGTTCCTGCGTTGAAACAAACATCAGCTAGGTTTGATGAGAATCGTTTGATTGATACCATCTTTACTAGTTACGGTTTGAACATTGCAGACTACACTTATACAGCTGAAGAACTACAGCAACAACAAGCAGAAAACCAAGCAGCAATGCAACAGGTTAATCCGCTAGATCAAGTTAATGCTATACAAGGAGTCGTAGGTGGATAACCCCGATAATCAAGTAGTAGTACCCATAGTAGGTACACCCGAGAATCAACCGGCACCAGTAGTGCAACCAGCACCCCAACCAGAAGTTGCAGCACTGATTACAGTAGATGTAGGTAACACTGCTTTCAATGCAGCTATCGCCTCGTTTGCTACAAGTGCTAAAGCAACTGATGCTGATATTCAGCGTGCTATCGGTGTCGCTATGGAACGTGGTGATGCAAGTCTTATCGACAAAGCATTCATCGCAGAGAAGTTTGGTGCTAACGCTGAAGCTTTCGCCACTATTGCTGAGAGCGCAGTACAGGAAAGTGCCCAACGTGTAGTTGCACAAAAAGCAGCTGTAGATGCTGCTGTAGTAGAAGTAGCTGGTAGTCCAGAGAACTGGCAGAAACATGTAGCTGCTTTTAACGAGACAGCACCGGAACATATCCAGAAGGCTGCGAAAGCAATGCTCGATGGTGGTTTCCTTAAAGAAGGGATGAAGTTTGTAATGGAACAAGTAGGTGGTTCTGTACTAAGTAATACCGGTAATCTGATTGGTGGTTTGCCATCTAGTCAAAGTGCTGGCCTGACTGCTCAAGAGTTCAAGGATGCACAGCAAGCCTTGATGAAAGAAGCAGGCAACCGTAGTCTTGAGCATGGGCCACTGGCTGAAAAGTTTCAAGCACTCATTAAACAACGTGAACTCGGCCTACAAAACGGTCGTTAACAAGGAGCTATAAATGGCAAACACCGCATATAACGGTAATACCACTAAAGTACATTGGGGCGGTGCGAACTCCACCAATGATATCCATCTGGAAATTTACCAGAACGAAGTAGATACTCGCTTCCAATATCAATCTATCTTCCTGAGTCTGTCCTCGCAGCGTAGTGTTGCAGATCGTTCTAATACTTACCGTATTGATCGTCTGAATACCACTGCGGTTAAATCGCGTACCTCTGGTATTGCTCTGGATTCTCAGAAGGTAACTAACGATAAAGTTCTGTATCTGGTTGATACCGTACTGTACATCCGTAACCCAGTAGACTACCAAGATGATTGGACTGCTCCAGACTGGCTGCGTGAGATTGCACAGAACAACGGTTCGCAATTTGCAGAAACCTTCGATCAGGCCCACATCATTCAACTGATTAAGGCTCGTGCATGGACTGCTCCGGCTCACCTGAAGCCAGCATTCAGCGATGGTCTGACTGTTAACATCACCTTCAAAGCAGCTGCTGCTACCCAAGCAGAGTACGAGGCTAACGCCATCGCTCTGAAACGTGGTCACAAAGCTGGTATTGATGCGCTGATTAAACGTAAAGTGCCACTGCGCGATATGATTACCATTGTGGATGTGGATACCTACTCCGCACTGCTGGAACATCCTAAGCTTCTGAATCTGGAAGTAGCTGGTGGCGCTAGCGATGGTGACTATAATGGTCGTCGTGTTGTACGTCTGAACGGTGTACCGGTAATGGAAGTTACTGAGTTCCCGACTCAAGTATATGATAACGCTTCGGCTAAACACCCGCTGCAATCGGCAACTAATGATTATCAGATTAGCGCTGATGACCTGAAGGTTAAGATGATTACTTTCTCGAAGTCTATGTCGCTGCTGACTATCAATGCTCGTTCCTTCACCTCGGATTACTGGGATGATAAGAAAGAGTTCACCAACGTACTGGATTGCTACCAGATGTACCATGTCGGCGTTCGTCGTCCTGATACCATCGTAGCCCATAAGCTGGTAGAGCCTGCATAATATGGCAGAAGAAATCAACATCAATGGTTGGGCTGCTGATGTAGCCCGTATCCTAAAGCAAGCTGATGCTGCTAAAGCTGATGCTGATGTTGTTTCTTCTACAGAACTGCCGGTAGTAGTTGTACTGGAATCTGCTGGTACAGTAGCCCCCGAGGTTGCTGTACCTGTAGTTCCCGATGAACCGGTTGTAGAAGTCACAGCACCTGAAGTTCCAGCCGTACCTGTAGTACCTACAGTGCCTACGGTTCCGGTGGTTCCAGTAGTTGAAACTACCGAAGAAACTCCGCCTGAAGTCTAATCACTAAGGGCAGTGGTTCCATAACCAGTGCCCTATCTTAATGGGGCACTCATTATGAAGCTACTCAATGTTGTAAACTATTGCTTAAAGTATTTAGGTGAGAACCGTGTCACCTCTGTGGATACACGTCACCCTACTGTAAACGATGTTGTACTAGAAACAGAATCTCAAATTAATACACTACTGTCTAAAGGGTGGTGGTTTAATGAACGAACTCAAACTTATTACCCAGACACTCAAGGTAAGATTGCAGCACCTATTGATACCCTTATGGTATCGAGCCGTGACATTGCTGTTGATATTATTGATGGTTATTTCTGGGACGTTGCTAATGATACTAATGTATTCTCAAGTCCTCTTACCGTCACTATCCGGCATTCTCTTAGCTTTGAACGTCTACCAGAAGTAGCAGCGGAGTATATCAAGCAAGAAGTATGTATCGTGCTGTACACCCAAGAGTACGGTGTAGAGAATACACTGCAAATTCTAATGGGCGCTAAGAGCGCAGCGCAGATGTACTTAGAGCGAGAAGAGTTAAATAAGCGTGCGTATAACAGCACACATAACAGTGCGGTATTCCGCTATGTATCCGCCCTAAGAGGTTAATATGGCTATAGTAGATTCTGCATACGCCTCGTTACTACAAGGCGTATCTCAACAAGAAGATTCAGCACGTCGTGAAGGTCAACTGCGAGAACAGATCAATATGTGGTCTGATCCTACGTATGGCTTACGGCGTCGCGGTGGTGTAGCTACCAAAGCTGTAATTGATACCCCATGCGCTAACAATAAACTACTCGTTACAGAGTTCGAGAATAAAGTAGGAACCTTCTATATTGTATGGAACCTACTCAATAGCACAGCTTACGTATTCGATAAGAACTGGGTACTAAAAGATACCCGTGTAGTTAGCTACCTTAGCACTGCCTTGTCTGTATCAGATGTATCCTTTACCTCCGTAGGTAATACTGGTTTCATCCTGAACCGTAAGCAAACCCAAACAACTACAACTGATACAACTAAGCGTAATCCTGTATATGATGCATTCGTGCTGGTACGTACTGGTGCGTTCAGTAAAAGCTACGTAATCAATGTTAGTTGTAATGGTATCGGCTCGTTCGATTTCTCGTATACAACAGATAACACAGCGGCTAACAGTACTGCTGAGAACGTAGCCACACAATTCAAAACACAGATGGATGCTAATGCTACCTTTACGGCTAACTTCGATGTTTACCGTTCGGGTGCTATGCTATTCATTACGCGTAAGATCAAGTCACCAGCAAACACTAATGCTACGGTAGCAACTACTAATAGTGGGGTTACCTATATCTTAGCTAGTGGCAGTATGAACATTCCTACCAGTACAGACTTACCGGCTAACATGCCGAGTCAAGCTGATAATACAGTTGTGTCTGTAGGCACTGGTTTGCTGTCACGTAGTTATTACTACTGGAATGCTACTACTG